GGAAATCGGATCGGACATTCATCCCCCTCTGGTTGTGTGGGTCCTCTCAGTTATGAGGGGAAATAAAAAAGGCCGCCGAATGGCAGCCTCAAATGGAATATGTATTAAATTGGAGGTTCTAACGGTCCCGCCAGAATCTCAGCCTCTCCGTTGTGACAAATGTCATCGCCCTGCGTCAGATGCCAGACACCAATAATAGTCTGACCAGTTTCCAGGTCCTCGGTTACGCCGTGGGTGTAGTAAGCAACCTGAACCCTGCCGTTGTGCTGTATCCAGTAGAAGCCTTCTTTCATTCTAATCTCTCCTCTTCTTAAGAGGAGTTTAGCTATTGGGATTGCAGGTTGGCGTTAGAAATACTAAATCATCAATGAAGTATTTCTCTGGTCCGCCATCGAGGATTCGAACCCCGAACCACAGAGGTAGAAGCTCCGTGCTCTTTCCAGTTGAGCTAATGGCGGAAAAAATTGACCAGTGAAGTCCACTGGTCATGGGTCATGCAGTTGTCTCTGCGAAACGGGTGTATCCCCACCCAGTGTTTTCAGTATCGAGAGCATTATCAAATGCCATATTAACTATAGCATCGCAGAAAAAAGTCATACTGATAATTCCCAATGACGCACTTCTGAAAGGCTCTATGGTTGTATTGCGTTGTACATAGCGCAAAAAATACCGATTGGCAGACTTAGAAATGGAAAACCCCGCACGATGGCGAGGCTTGAATTTGTTTGGTCGACGATTGAAGCTATGGCGACGATATCAGATTTACATAAAATATAGCCGTTTTAATCCAGTTTTGCAATCACCACGTCGCCAGCTTCTCAGCAAGCAAATCCCTTTTAATGACTATCCAGCCGCTATCGCGTAATCCGCTCAATATCTGCTCTACTTTTCCAACGAACATGTCTGGACCAACCTGCCGAATGTCTTTGACGTTACCATCGCGGATCTTAATCAGAAGGTCGATGTTAAGCATGTCGACGGCAGGCTGAACCTGGCGTGTTGGCGATGGTAGTGTCTGACTGAAATAGCAATCCTCCAGTTTTTCGAACACCTCCCAAGCCTGATCTGTTTCGAGCATCTTGGCGTGGCGGGCAGCGCCGCGTTCTGTCCAGAGGATTAGGGAACGGGCATTTTTACCAACTAACCCGATTGTTTCGGGTCTGTTCTTGAACTCGCGTAATTCGTTTTTTTCAATTTTAAAAAAATGCTTTCCTACAACGAATCGCGTGGTGTTGTTCAGAAAGTTATCAGAAATGTTTTTGATTTTTGTGCCGTATAAGTGCGCCAAAAGTTCGGTAGTAATAACGGGAATTTGGTTATGGGTAATCGGGGAAAGAGTTTCGACAGAGATTTGAGTGGTCATAATGACGCCCTCCGGTGATTGTTTTGTTTATCACCACCGCCGACGCCAATCGGATTGGGTGGTGAGACGTACAGGGTTGGCGTAACCGGATCACCGACCGGCGAGCCTTTCGGCTCCCCCATACGCCCCACCATAATTCAAATGCGCGTATACAAACGACAATAAAAAACACGCTCGCGGCGTGTCTCTGTCGCGGTGAAATTCCGGGACGCCAATCCCGACGCCAGATTTTGCTGGCGTACTGGGAATATAGCCCCGGATAACTGTTTGTGTCAATTAAGTGCGTATAGGTTGAAAGCCACCTGTTCCGAACGCGACTCCGATACACTCAAAAGAGACGCCTGATCAAGACGCAGAAATATCGCGCGCATGGTCAGCCAGTGTCTGGTGAAGGTTTCTGACCAGTTCTTTTCGCTAACGCCTACCAGTCCCGCTAACTCTTTATATTGATAAACCTCACGCCCGGCTAATTCAGATTTGACATCCTGTGCCGCCAGCCAGATTAATGCCCGGAGTCGTTCCTGTGTTTTACCGGCCATCTTCTTTCCGTCGAGTTGCGCCGCAAACGCACTCCAGCCCCACTGTGTTATTTCGACCTGGTGTTCCCAGCAGGTATTCTCACTGTAATTCCACAACAACCACGCCTTGTAGTGTTCATCGAGTGAAAGAACCGCCCGGCGCCATGAGGCAGTGGAATATTCCACAGGCTTCACCAGCGGGATAGCGCTTCCTTTCGCCAGCGACTGCTTGCCGGGGATTGGCGGGTTATTTAACGTTATCCAGCTTTCTGTTTCCTCGTCCCAGATACGCTGTTTTTTTCGGGGATAGTTTTTCGTGTCGAATTGCGCGTTCTCCAGCCAGGCCAAAAGCTGCCCTTTAGTCTCCCCGCTTAAATCGGCTGTCGCTACCATTAGCTGCTCACGTACATACTGGAGGTATTGAGTGTTCATTGAGTAAATCCTGTGAACTGATAAATACGAACAAAATTGCGCAGGATGCGGTAGTCAACCAACACCGACCCCGGACGGCGGTATATGCGGAGGCGCTGCCAGCGCATGCGGAGTATCTCGATCAGTTCTGGTTTCATGCGGCCTCCAGCTTTTTTAGCGCACGCAGATCCGCCAGAGCCGCGAGCCTGATTTCCTTCAGCTCCTCGACCGTCCAGCGGTGCGGGGTGTTATTGTTCTCGAGTGCCAGCACCGCCGCCTCACCGTAACGCTCAACCAGCGCGGTACGATATGCTTCGATGTTCCCTGATTTGTAGACGTTGCAGACATCACACTGAAGATGGATGTTGAAGCGAGTAAAGCGCAGATGCCCGGCGGCGGCCGTACTCCTGTAATGGCCTGCATGCCATGCGAACGCCGTCTTCGTTCCACAGGAGATGCAACCGAGTCCTTCTGCCAGTTCGGTTTCACGGCAAATGTCATTTACGGCGCGCTGCGTCAAGTCAATCCAGTGCTTCAGCGGCTTAACCGCGGCTTTCCGCTGGCGCCAGGCGGCGCGTTCTTTTTTCTCAGCGGCGCGCTGAAGGGATTGCGCCTTACGTTGCGCGGCTTCGCGAGCTTTTCTGGTTTGTTCTTTGCCGACGGCGCTGGCACACTGGTACGAGCAAACGATCTGCCCCTCGCGTATCGGGTGAAACCACTGGCGGCATTCTTTGTTTGCGCACTTACGGCGCGGTAATTTAGCCATGCTCACCCCCAGACCTTTTGGCGTAAGGATTTTGGCGTCCGCACCCGGTGTGCATATTCAGGTAATTTCGCGCTGACAGTCCAGGTAATGAAGTCAGGGTTCAGGCTCTTTCCTGTCCTTATGCCCCGCTTCTGATAATCCGATATCAGCGTGTCGGCCTGCTCGGTTGTGCAGTCATGATGATGGAACCAGGAGTATTTCATCGCCATCACCCCGCCCAGCTCATGAGCTGGGCGGCGGCGTTCTCGGCCTCGCGCTGAGTACGGAATGTACGTGATAAAATCCAGCGCCAGAGAACATCAAGCGCGGATTTATACAACTGCTGAAATTCGACCTCATCCATGCTGGAAAAAGCGATGCTGCGGGGATGTTTGCGAAGGGTGCCGTCCGGTAACTGGATGGCGTCATAGTGACCAGCCTCAACCGTCACCCATGCGCGGTAGGCATCGAATGATTTACACAGGCTAATCCCGTTTGTTACCCGGCGGTTTGCAATCTGTTCCAGATACTGTTCAGCCGCATCCAGTAATGCGCTTTCATTCCCGCCATATGCAGCGAGAAACTTTGCATAACCGTTTACCAGTTTGCGCTCATTGGCAGAAATGGCGCCGCCGGTAGGTTCCCAGTATTCAAACCCAAGATTAAGCAACGCGAAAAAGCGGCGATGGAATGCAGGATTCCTCACCTGACGGAACTCAGCCACCAGCACGGCGCCGAGTTTGATTTTTGATTGCAGAATTTCGCTGGTCTCCGGCGTAGCGGGGATCAGAATTCCAGATGACTGCTTGATGAGTTGTAATTCGTGCGCCATGGTGTTCTCCGTGGCGCAGCAGGTGCAGGTTGTTCAGGCCTACATTTGAAGTGTATCAAAGCAACGGGTAATTCGATAGCCTGCCTTTTCTAACATTTGCGTAAATAATGTTGGAGTTCCAACTATGTCATCAGGATGAAGGGGAACAAAAGATATCTCGTCACCACGACGATACATCAGAGCGCGTCCGCTATCCGGAATACTACCGAACCTTGCCACTACACAATGATCGTAACAACGTATAACCGCATACCCTGATTCTGGTAAGTCTTCTAACATGTAACCCCCCGTCACACTGACTTTATTTCTGGAAACGTCTGCGACTCCACGATGCTTAATATGCATAAAACCAGTCGTCAGCGCTTTCCCACGTTTCCTGCAGAATGCTCTGTATACGTTTTTTATCGCCATCAGCAGCACCGACGATACTCAGACCATCCTGACTGCCTCGACGGATGGTTAAGTTGCAGTTTTCATACTGATTCTGGAGACGGGCAATTAATTCTTTTTCAAGCGCAGGAACGGCACCTTCCGGAAGCTGTTTTGTCCGGCTGATAACAAGTTCAATTCTCATAATTCCCTCTACATTTAACTACTGTATATAAACACAGTATACCTGTTAGAAAGAATATTCAAGAGGTGAATAGCACTTTTTGCAAAAGCTAGCATGTTGTTTCATATCAGATTTTAGGCGAAAAACCCGCCGCAGCGGGTTAAGATAAAAGAAATCCCCGCGAGTGCGAGGATTGTTATGTAATATTGGATTTAATCATCTATATGTTTTGTACAGAGAGGGCAAGTATCGTTTCCCCCGTACTCGTGATAATAATTTTGTACGGCATCAGTCATTTCTCGCGCATTGCAAAATGGGGATTCGTCTTCGTTAGACTTATAAACCTTCATTGAATATTTGTATGCCGACTCTATATCTACACCTTCATCTACATAAACACCTTCGTGATGCCTACATAGAGACAAGACACCGGATCTGCACAACATTGATAACGCCCAATCTTCTTGATCAGACTCTAACTCATTGATACTCATTTATAAAGTCCTAGCAGTGCATATGGTTTCAGCTAAACGATATCAGTAATGTTTATGTAAAGAAACAGTAAAATGATACCTAGCCTGATGTTAGAGTACGGTCATCATTTGATACTACCAGTGCTGGCGGTGCGATGTAGAACTTCGTTCCCAGCGGCAACCGCTTCATCGCTTTTTATCCCTTAATGATGCGGTAAGTATATTCCCCACCAAGGTCTACAATTCCATCCATAACAAGACCATGCCGCTTCTCTGAAACTTCACCAATAGCCTCCTCTTCGAGCGATGCCAGCGCGATACGAGCAATCTGGCGAATTTCATCGTTAACATTAAACATGCGCGGGTCATTGGCGTATTGCTCAATGCGTTCTTTGGTAATAGTGGTCATGGGTTAGTCCTTCACAAAAATAATCCAGTGGGTTTTATCGTTCTTGCCGGTGCGCTGGCCAATAATTGGTTTCACGTCAGTAAGCGCCAAAATCTGGCTAACCGGAATCTGCGTTTCGTTCCATTTGAAAATGAGAACGCCGTGTGCCCTCAGCACCCGAAACGCCTCTTTGAATCCGGCGCGGAGGTCAGAACGCCATGTTTTTTTGTTGAGTCTCCCGTACTTTTTGCCCATCCAGGCCGTTTGGCCGACACGTTCCAGGTGAGGCGGATCAAACACCACGACCGGAAACGACGCATCAGCGAACGGTAGCGCACGAAAATCAGCAATGAGGTCAGGACTGATGACCAGGCGGCGACCGTCGCACAATATATGCTCCTCGGCGCGGATATCGGCGAATACGGCGCGTTCATCGCGCTTATTAAACCAAAACATGCGCGAGCCGCAGCACATATCCAGAATAGATTGCGATTCCATCACGACTCCTTAACCTTGATGCCAGCGGTGCGTATTTCGTGTATCGCATTATCATTACCAGCACACCAACCCTCGGCATAATCCCGGCTGAATCCGGTCATGTGCATGACTTCTCCAACGCTGAGTTTTGACAGGTTGACCTTCCGCGCCTCCAGTTCTGCCACCCGGCGAGCCTCACGGGTTGCAATTCCCGCGTATTCAATCAGGCGTTGGTCCAGTTCGGCTATGAGGCGTTCTGCTGTATCCAAATCCTCGCCTAACTTCTGCGCCATCCGAAACCAATTGGCGCGCTGTTCCTCTTTGGTTTCCAGCTCATCCAGCAGCGCCAGCATGGTGGCGGGGTTGGCTGCGGCGATAAATTCCGCGTCACGTTTCTCAACAGTATGGGCT